CCCATCCTTCTTTCTGCTCTTGAACAGGTGTAAGAAAAAGGGTTCGTTCCGATTCTCGTCTTCTGGTAAGCCCTGTCAGCACTTTTCCGCCGGCTTTGTTGTACTGAAGAATTTTCTTTGCAATCGTTGACCGTTTTCTGGTCCCGTTTGCAGTTAACTGGTCGATGGAGCCGATGTTGTACGCAAAAGAAACCAGTGCATCATATTCGTTCTGGTTCCAGATATAAATGCCATTGTATTTTTCAACTTTCGGGCCATACTTCACATCAACTGATTTTTTCAACCACTCATCTGCCGTTGCTTGATTGATTTTCAATCCGCTTACAATAGCAGTACCGGTAATTGCTCGGTCTGCATTGGTCGTACCGTAACCGATGGTCCAGACTCCAACACTGTCTTTATATGCCGTCAATCGGCATCCCTCGAAGCTTTTTATTAGCTTTAGTCCGTTTTCGCTAATCTTCATAAGCATATCTCCATGATAATCATCACCTTGTTGGCTTTAGGCCGCCCGGATACCGCCGGACCCGGAGAGGTGGATCACCGCCTTCCTTATTTCTTTAGTGATAGGATTTCATTTTCCTGTGCAAGAGTAATCCAGCCTTTTAATACGGCTGAATCAAGTGCTGTTCTACTGATTTTTCCTGCTAAATACATTTTCTTTAAGATGTTATACATATTATTACGCTCCTAACTGTCCTGCGACTAAGAATTCAACTGTTTCCTCTAGATCTTTATATTTCTGCTGAAGATCCGGCTTAGATAAAGTCATAATCATCACTGTACCGGTATGATTTACAGTTTCATAATCCGGCTCATCCTCCGTACCGTTATTTACGGTTTCGCTGGAGATTACATAATCTAGCTGTTTTGCCATTCCTTTGTACTGCGTATATCCCAGGATGGTTTTCATGGGCTCGC